ACATCATCCTTCTGCTCCTATTGGGGATGTTAGCCAAGCTCCTAGCGAGCTAATATAATAGAGGAGGTCTGAGATGGCTGGTAGGTGGATTCAGACTGCCATCAAGCGCCCTGGAGCACTGACAAGGAAAGCAAGGGCAGCTGGGATGTCAGTCTCTGCCTTCGCCCGCAAGGTTCTGGCTGGAGGCAGAAAGAAATACGGCAGGACCTGGTATCAGGCTCACTTCTACTACAACATTCTCAGAAAGCTGCCTAAGCCAAGCCGAGCTGCCAGAGTCAGGGGCGCAAGGAAAGCTGCTCGCACAAGAGCCAGGAGAAGGCGCTAAGCTCATCATAAGGAGAATCTTATGGTAATGAACAGAGACGAAGCATTTGAGCTTCTTCTCAAAGACAGGCGATTGTTTATTGAGACCCTCATGTTAATTGAGGATAAGGAGAGGAATCTTGTGCCTTTTATCCTCAACCCTATCCAGTCTGATATGTATGAGACAGCTACTGGAAGGGACATATATGTTAAGCCAGCTCAAGTTGGAGCTAGCTCTTACTGGATTTGTAACTTCTTGATTGACTGCCTCACTATTCCTGGCACTACCTCTATCATCATCAGCTACGACGAGTTTATCACTGGCAGACTCCTGAGAAAAGCTCATGTTCTCTACGACCATCTTAAGAAAGTCATCCCTAGCATAGACGAGCTTCACCACAAGAGCACCTATGAGATAACATTCAAGAAAACTCACAGCTCATTCTACATCAGCTCTGCCAGAAGCTTCTCCTCTGTCCGAGGTGAGCCGATACATAACCTTCTCCTTGACGAGTTTGCCTTCTGGCAGCCTGGAGATGCTGAGCGAGTATTCTCAGCTGCTCTCCAGCGTGTGCCGATGAAAGAAGGAACAAGAGTAGTTATTCTCTCCACTCCTAACGGAGAGGACAACGACTTCTATGAAGTTTACATGGCAGCTAAAGAAGGCAAGGAGATAGGCAAGAGCACTTTCAAAGCTCACTTCTATCCCTGGTTCATGCATCCTGAGTACTCCTTGCCTTATGACCATCCTCTAGTCCTTCCTGGCGACGATAAGCCTGAGCTTGATAACCTCACCACTGACGAGGAGCATCTTATCAGAAACTTTGGCCTCACTCATGACCAGATAAGATGGCGAAGATACAAGATAGCTGAAATGAGCAGCCTCAGGCGAAGTGGAGAGACTCATGTCCTCTTCCACCAGGAATTTCCTGAGGACGATGTTACCTGCTTCCAGTCAGCTGGCGATATGGTCTATGATGTGGAGCTAGTTAACCAGATGGCCAAGAACTGCTATCCTGCTCCTATCAGACATCTCTACGCTGACATCTGGTATCCTCCAGAAGAGGGCTTGAAGTATCTCTTAGCGATTGACCCTGGACAGGGCAAGATATCTGAATCTGTAGCTACTGTCTGGCACTTCACTGAGGATGAATTTAAGCACTGTGCCACTCTCTCTGGCTACTACGACGAGCCTGAGATGGCTGCCAAGTGTAAGGAATTGGCCAGATACTACAACGGAGCTATCATAGCTCCTGAGAATAACCTCAGCATCGTGCCTCATCTCCTTGACTATCCTGACCTCTACTATCTCACTGACCCTGTGAGTGGTAGAGTCAGCAACGAGATAGGCTGGAAGACTACTTCTCGCACCAAGCCTTACATGATTAGAGAAATGGCAATAAACCTACACAAGATAAAAACTCACGATATTAGGCTAGTCAGCCAGCTACGCAACATAAGATATGTCGGAGTAGGGCCTGGTAAGAGAGCTATGCCTGTCGGAGCAGACGACTACCATGACTCCGCAGCTATTGCTATCGTCTGCCGAGGTTCTATTCCAATTGAGCGGGGATTGGTCGGAGTAGCTGGCTGGGGCGACGACTGGGGAAGATAATGAGAGGAGACTAAGATGGCAAGCAGTAGAGTTAGCGCTACAACAGCAAACGAAATAATCAGGAAAAGCAACGAGCTCAAGACCTACTGGGCTCCAAGAAACAAGAAGTTCAAGGATTGGTATAGCCTAATTGAGATGGTAGATGAGCTCAAGGCTGACAAGATGGAGTCATTCGTAGGTAATGACCCTAGGGCAGCCTTTAATCTCATGCTTGGAGTCCTTGACCAGCGTATTCCTCACAGAATACCATCTCAAGACTTGACTCCAGAGCTCGTCTCTATCGCTTCTGAAGTAGAGAACATCTTTGATACTATCTGGGACGACATCTTTACTCGCTATCGCAGAACTGGTCGTTACTGGATGAGAACATTCATCTCATTCCTATTAGCTACTGGCTGGTATGCTATCTTCTCTATCCCATCTCAGGATGGCAGCAGATTCATAGCCGAGATTTGGAATCCTGCTAGCGTCTATCAGAGCTGGGATGACGAGCTTATTGAGTGCGCTCACATAGTTGACCTGTCTCCTCTGGAGGCTAGAGGAATGATTCAGCGAGCTGGCTGGAAAATTGAGCCTCCAAAGGGAAGAGTCACTCTTTACGACTACTGGTGGATTGAGCAAGGAGACAAGGTTTACAACGCTGTAGTCCTAGGCACTACTCTTGTCAAAGAGCCTACTCACGAAAGCAGGTTCAAGCGTATTCCTATCTTTACAGCTCCTGTAGCTGGCCTACCCGACACTGGCCTACTCACTCCAGAAGGCGAGCCAGATAGGTGGAAGGAGGAGATAGGCCAAGGTCTCCCAGCTACTAACGAGAACATCTACCGAGCTTGGAATAAGTGGTGGACTTTCTCAATGCAGCTACTGAGAGACACAGCTCAAGCCAGAATCATTGAGAAGAACCGTTCTGGCAAGCCTATCGTCAAGCCTGAAGATGTCTTTAGGCGAGGAGCTATCTTCAGAATGACTCCTGAGGAAGATGTGAAGTTCCTAGCTCCTCCTCCCATACCAGTGGAGATTAGAGCTTCCCAGCTTGATATGGAAGCTATGATGCAGCGAGGAGGTCCTAGCTGGGCTCTCTTCGGCAACATTCAGCAGCAGATGAGCGCTTATGTCATGTCTCAGATAGCTGCTTCTATGAACCATATAGCAAAGCCTTATCATAGAGCTATCATAGATGCCATCTCTGACATAGACAACTTCTGGCTGGATATGATGAGGACCTACGGCTACAAGCCTCACGGCCTATCACTTCCCGATGGCTTACCTAAGGACATCAAGATAACAGCTGAATACGAAATCAAGATACCTGGAGACATCATTCAGCGAGCCACTGTAGCTCGTATGCTTGACCCGAACTTTGAGCTCAGCCCTATCAGAGTTATGGAGGAGCTCTTCCCTGAGATTAAGAATCCTATTGAGGAGATGGCTAAAGTAGCTGCTTACAAGGCCAAGCGTCATCCTATCAATGCTGTTCTCACTCTCATCACTACTCTACGAGAGCAAGCTAGAGAACTGGAGAAGGCTGGAGACAGAGATGGTGCTAGACTCTACGAGAAAGCAGCTGATAAGGCTGAAACTATGCTTGATGTGTTCCAGGAGGAAGCTCCTGAGGTCAGGCCTCCATCTCCCAGACCTGAAGTAGTTCCTCCAACATCTCCAGCTCCACCAGTGATATAGGAGGTTAGCTATGCCTAACGGAGAAGACAGGGAAAGAATAGCAGAGCAAGTTCAAAGATGGCGAGAGCTGGGCAGACCTGGCTCATTCCTTGAGTTCATTGGAGCTCCAACTCCTGAATTTCCTCAACTCCCTTCTCCAGCTACAGCCGTTGAGGAGTTCTTCCCTGGCTACCGTGAGCTGAGGTCAAAGACAATCCAGCAAAAGTATGAAGCTGATAAGAAAGTTGAGGAAGCTAGCAAGAAGGTTCACGAAGCTCTCTCAGCTTATCAAAGAATAGAAGCTGTTACTAGAGGTAGGCAACAGTTTCCTCCCTCACGAGGACTCCAGCTGCTCCTTGAGCCTCCACAGGTAGAGCTTGAGGAAGCTAGACAAAAGCTTGAGGAAGCTAAGCTTGAGGCTCTGAACTCAGCTGCTGAAGCTTCCCGAGCTGCTTGGAGACACACAGTTATTTCTCTCCTACCTTACATGATGGCAGACATCAAGACTCCTACCAGAACTATTGACGATGTTCTTCAGCGCCTGCCTAACGACGACTTGACTGACGAGGATAGACAGTGGCTACAGGAGCAGTTTGACAGACTATCTCATCTCCTTCCACCTGAGCATGAGTTCATAGGTCCTCCAGAAGAGGTAGCCAAGAAGATTGAAGCTGCTCTTAAGCCTCCAAAGCTGGAAATCGCAGCTGTTCACAGACTATCTGTAGAGGAGCTAATGAAGTCCTTCCGAGTCTCTCCACCTCCTCCAGTGGAGGGCCTCTCCAACGAGGACTTCCTTGATATAATGAAGAGCTTACAGTTCTCAGAGGAGGAGATTGCTCAGATAAACGACCTACACAACTTCACTGTGGAAGCTCAGAAGGCTTGGGCTGAGCAAGCTGCTGCCTACGAGCTAATCAAGAAGGGCCTCACTGACCCTGAGGTTGATGAGCTTACTACTTGGCAACTTCTCAAGATGGCTGCTCTCCAGCCAGCTCTCTTCGCTCTGGAAGGCTTGGAGAAATACTTCCATCTTGTTCCCAGACCTCTGGCTGCTTTCATCATCACCAAGTTCCCATCTCTTAGAGAAGACACAGCAGCTGAGGAGATGCGCAGAATCTATAACCAGTATAGAGAGCTGGGTGAAGACAGCTGGGAGGCTTATGCTAAGGCCTTTGAGGAAAGCAACACTAACTTCTTCCTCAAACTCTTCCTTGAAACTGTCTTTGACCCGACTAGCTACATTGGTCTGGGCATCATCACTAAATTTACCAAGCCTCTTCCTTACATTGGCAGATTCGCAGCTGCTATGGAGCGAGGCTGGCTTGAGATGTGGGACATCCCATTCAAGTTCATTAGGAAGGGCATTAAGGCTATACCAAAGACTCCTGGTCAGGCAGCTGCTGCTCATGCTAGAGCTGTCTTCCTTGACCTCAGAGCTCTCATGCAGCGTGAGTTGGGCACACTTGAAGGAATTACAGCTAAGCAACTCAAGCAGCTTGGTGAGAAGGCTATCCAGCTGGCTAGGACTGCTCCTACTGAACATGGCCATCTTGGAGTAAGGGTAGGTCTTCATGTCATCAGCGCTGCCAAGGAGAAGCTAATCAATCTGGACAGAATTGGTAAATGGCTATCTAAAGTTGGAAGTGACTTAACTCCAGACCTGCAGCTAGCTCAGGACCTCTACTACTTCTTTGACCTAGCCTTCCGACAGGCTCTAACTCCTGACGAAGTAGCTCCTATGATGCTCTCTCGCATGGGAGCTGATATTACTGTGGACAACCTGAGCACCATGACTAAGCTAATCGTGGATGAGATAGATGAGGTACTCAAGGAAGCTGGCAGATACTTCGTTGGCTCTACTGCCAGAGATGTCCTTGAGAACCTGTTTAGGAGAATTGAGGACACTTATGTAGGCGTATATACTTCTCCTCTCTGGAAGTTTATGAACAAGGGAGGCAAAGTAACTGGCTGGAGCAGATTCGTTGACAGAATTGTAAAGAGCAGCTTAATCAGCTGGATAGACAAGCGCATCACTGCTCCAATGGCTAACCAGTATCTGCTCTTCACCAACTACGGGCCTTTCAATGTCCTTGAGACAGCTATGCGTAGCTTCCTCGGAGCTGGAGAAATCCTATATCCAAAGAACAGCTCTCCTATTGACGAGTTTGTGAGAATTAGCGAAGGCTTAGCTAACACTCCTTACGAGTTTATCAGAGCTCAGCGGGAGCTTGGCCGTCTGGAGATTGCTGTAACTGGCCCTAAGGGAGAAACAGTAGTCTTCAGCAGAGGCAAGATTCCAGCAATAACCAAGGAGCTACCTAAGGGCTTTACAATAAGAATAGGTAACAAGGACTACACTATCAAATCTCTCCAGCACTGGAACGATATGTGGGCAGACATAGGCACCAGACAGCGTGCTTGGTATATGCTCACAATGTATAAGAAAAAGCTGGCTGAGGTAGCTCCAGACGAAGTCGCTATGATTGGTGAGGTGATTGAGAGGCATGAGCCTATACTTGACAGAGTAAAAGGCCTCAGTAGGAAACAAAAGCGAGAGCTTCGCAGAATTATTGAGCAAGACGCTACAGTCAGTCCAGAAGCTGTTAGAGCTCACGCTGTTCCTCTTCCCGAGTGGGAGCGCAGGAAGGCTCTCTATGAAGTTAACAAAGTCCTTGACAGGCTTCAGCATATCTACACTCCTCACAAAAACTTCATCAGGGAGCAAGTCCTCAACGGCAAGGCCTTCAAAGACATAGACGGCCTGATTGAGACTGTGGAGAAGTCTATGAAGGAGTTTAACATAGC